ACTGCTTCTGATCGACCTGCGTCACCTGCTGCTGAGACTGCTTTAACTTGTGAGCCATTACTTAATCGTAATGTCAGTTTATTGTTTTCTTCAGCTGGTATTTTTAGCCATGATGGTAAATTTTCAAACATGAATTTAACTTTCGTTACCATGTTTTTAGCTGTTTCCTGTTTAGTTGCTATACATAAGATGTTTTTATCTTTTTGAAACAACATTAACCATAAAGAATAACCAGCTACTAAAGTAGATATACCTAACTGTCTTGATTTAAGTATTATATCATATGGGTTATCTCTCCATAAATGTAATACCTTTTCTTGGAATGGGTACAGATTGAACATAATCCGGCCACGTTGCGGATGTTGAATGTGGCAGTATTTTTTCATAAAGTGTGCTGGGTCTTGAGCACACTTAAGATATTCCTCTCGGATTATTTGTTTTAGATCTTGAGCCATAAATAACCTTTATCGTAAGATTACTTACGTTTTTTGCCTTCTCCTACTGTTACACTGCCACCTGCTTTTAGTTTCTTTTCAGAATCTACTTTAGCTAGTGTATTTAATGTATTGAAGTCTGGGTCTTTTTTCATATCATCTACTGCTTTAGGTCCAGCATATGTACCCGCCTCACCTAGTAATTCAGTGATAACTTCTTCTATTTTTAATTTTAATTCAGATCGTTTCATTATATGGATTTATATATAAATATCAAAGCCCCATATAAGATTTAATCTGTTCGATTCTTTGTTCGGTTGTGCCTGATATAATACCTATACTTTTGATGTGATGTAGGTTTTCAAATATAGTATTTTTAATAGCCATATCAATTAAGTTACGGTAATCAGCATCTGTTTCCCTAACTCCATTATCTTCAATATCTACGCCCGCAGGTGAAACATAAAATATATAATCATAATCCCAAATAAATGGGGCTGCATACTTAGTAAAGGATACTTTATCATCACTATTAATTGATTGGGCGCATTTGGCAAATGACATTACATCAATTACTGTTCTGTCAGTAATAACATCTTCTCTCATTAATTCAGAACAACGCTCAGCTAAGAATATTGTTTGTCCTTTTAATGTACTATCAGTATTTAATGGGATGCCTAAATCACGTAAATATTTACTACGTTCAGTAGCAAAGAAATAATCTTTAAATTCAGGTAATTCTTTTAAAGCATTTACTAGTGTAGACTTACCTACACTCATTGTTCCACAAAATCCTATCTTCATAATACTATCTTTTTTTCGTGTCCTACTATAATTGTAGGATCAATATATGACTTATATCCTCTCTGCCTAGCTTTTTCTTGAAAAGTAAAATCTTCCCATTGGTCAGGGTCAATAGGTTCAAATGGGTCTATTATGTAATCTAGTACTTCACGTTTAACTAACATAAAACCCATCCCATTTGCCTTAACCTCAATTAAATCGGTTTGACCTTTAATATCATTAACAGTTAATGTTCGACCATCTAATCCACAGCAAGCAAATATATCTGGTGTTTTCTTGTATATTCCTGAGATTATAGGTAAATTATGATTTACTAATTTTTCAAGCATTTGAAAATTAAATACTTGGTCACTGTCAATCCACATATAGTGAGTTGGTCTTAGCATTTTAGCTCGATCGAGCAATGCTTGTCTGTTGTAAAATACATTAGGGACGTACCCAGTGATATAAAACCAATCCCATTCTTTAGGGATTGATTTTAACATACCTGTCCAACTATTTAGAAATTTTTCCGAAAATTCTCTTCCGGGTAAAATAAAACCTATTTTCATTTAAAATCTTGATTTAGCGACACCTGATTTGTACCAAGGTAAGCCTACACCATCTTTTCTAGCTTTTTTCCAACTGTCTTTAGTGTGTTGGGTGCCATTAATAAAATACTCTTCTTTGCCTTCCGGTGTAATTAGTGCTGGTCCTTCCCAGTTATGTAATTTACCATCTTTAATGTAGCGAATTGTCCCATCAGGTGATGTGAATTGTTTGGTTTGAAATGTTGGATCTATTCCCATATTTTTATTTAATTAATGATTCAGCTACATATATTCCTTGTGCTCCACTTACTGTGATACCACGAGCAGATAAAGCATCTCCTACAAAATGTACATTAGGATAATCAACTAATGCTAAGTTCTTATAATCAACTAATGGTTCAGGACTTAAATACTTGACTTCAGGTATATACATTCCCCAATCATTCTTAAACTCAAATACTTTATTCATTTGGTCAATAAAGTTAATAATGTAATCAGCGTATTCACCCATTACTTCTTTAAATTGATTTAGATTACCAACTTGAACTGTGTTAATACTTTCATCCTCAGATGTTTTTGATGGTGTACGAGATGGGCTATAATATAATCCAATATTTCTAAATTGTAATTTACTTACTACTTCTCTTGACCATTCAAATGGATTTTCAATACCTTTAATTTCCATTAAAATACCAAAGTTAGTCATATCATTTCTAAATTCTTCACCTTTCTTAGCATGACCATTATAACTAATATCACCATATGTTTTTTCTACTGCTACATAAGCCGCGTTATTGTTAGTACAAAACGAACGTAATGATACATTATTAAACTTTTGATATAGTTTAAAATCATAACTAATATCAATTAGACGTTGGAAATATTTTTGTGGTGCTTCAAAACGTACTCCAATTTGTACTGATTTTGGTTCTGTTGGTAACTTATATTCATCTGCTAATTGTTTACCAAAATCAATACCTGATTTGCCTACTGCAAATATTAATTCATCATATGATATTACTTCTAAACTATCCTTAATATCAATATACTCAGTTTTAAAATCAATAGCTGATACTTCGGTATTCCATTTAAACTTAACACCTTTATTAACTAAATATGAGTACCATGTTTTAGCAATTTCATGTAGATAATTTGAACCAATATGCCATACTGGGAATAAACGTAATCCAAAATATGGTTTAATAAAATCAGGTTCTGCTTGTGGGTTAGAGCAAAATATTTCTTCTGGTTTAGGGTGGAAACGTCTAAAGTTACTAATAACTTGGTCCATCAATTCCATTGCTTTTTCTTCACCACAGTATTTTGATAATACACCTCCGATAGCAGTATGATATGTTAATTTACCATCTGACCATCCACCTGCTCCCAGCATGCCTGTCATTACCTCTTCAGGTAAACGATTATGTGGGTCATTTCCTTTATCTATAATGGTGATTAATTCACCTGGGTAGCCGTTATCGACTAATTTTGTTGCAGCATTTATGCCCGCTACACCGGCGCCTATAATTACTATTTTCTTGTTCATGTTATAAAGATAATAAATTTTATTCTAAAGGCCAAACTAAGGTGGCCCACCTTTTGGGTGGGCCACAGCTCCTTAGTAATTTTGTTAAATCGACAGGCTATGAATCTGTCTATAAATTATTTAATAATACCTGCTATCTTTTGCATTTTGATAAATGACTCATTGATAGTAGTTTCTTCACCTTCTTTATTTAATACTTTCTTTAAAACAGCACCTGCTACACGCTTTCCTGCTTCTTCAGATCCGTATTCTTTTCCAGCAGCCTTAGCTACTTTAGCAAATCCTTTTCCTTTTTTACCAATGTCAGTTCCTTTTTTAAAACGAGCTTCTTCTAATTCTATTTCAGGAACTATAGCATTTTCCATACTGTCCATTGCATCTCCTTCTTCAACAGGCTCATCTTTTATTACTCCAGTTTTAGGCTCAGATTTTGAATTAAGTTTATCTAATTGTTTTTTTAATTTAGTTAAACTTTTTTCTAATGCCTTAACTTCACCACTTAATTCTTTCATCTTACCCTTATCAAGCATGTCATGATATGCTTCATCTAAGCCTTCCATGCTCATTTTCTTCTTGCGAAGATCGATTGCTTCTTGAGTTGCAGTCATTTTAGCTTCTAAAGCTGCTTTGTTTCCTGCGTTGTCTATTTCACGGATATATTCGTTAATTGATTCACGTATAAGTGAGCGTAAGTTTTCTACTTTCATTGTTTTGTATTTTATTATAAATATGTGTGGTTTTATGAAGATTATTTTTTCTTATGTGTATCAAAATATACTTTAGTATATACTGGTGCTATTCTTCGTATTGTAGTTAATACTCCTCCTTTAACAAATGGTGTTTTAAAATCTACATCTACCCAATCTAACTTTCCATTAGTATCTCCTTTTCCACCTGACCCAGCTGATGTAGTTGCTATTATTCCTTCACCGTATTTTTTATGGCTAAAGCTAGCACCTTTTCTATAATCTGTTCTAACAGTATAATCTACAGAATCTTCGGTTGGTATTTCTTTAGCAGTAGTTTTACCATATAACCTATCGATATCTATATCGTATATATAGTCATATGTTGATAGAATCCTAGGTTCTACATCTGATTTTAGCTTTGGGTTTTTACGTCTAATGTGGTTTATAATTTTCTTTTCTAAGTCAATATCATCAAGATCGTTGCTTAACATCAATGTAACAAAGGTATTGTTACGTATTAAACCAAAGTATAAGTTACCTGAATCTTCTTTTATTACACCTTCTTCTTCATATGTAGCATACATGGTAATTGGGTATGTTATATTATTACTAAATAGTACTGGTTTGAAGATTTTATATCCAACAGGGTAGTTAATAGATGCATCTATATTTATTCCTTCTATGCGAGATAATCTGCTAAATAGTTCATTTTTTAGAACATCAATTAATTTAGTATTAGTTTCTTCAACATTATAACCACCATATGCTTCTTGAGGGATGCTTATTTTATATATATTTCCTCGTTGATATTTTCTTTCCTTATAGTGGTCTGAGAGTCCTAATTCTTTTAAAAGTTCGATTAAGCTAATCATGTGTGTGTTGGATTATTATTTTACGTCGTACTCGTTTTTGCCAATTTTTAGGTGGGTAATAGTATTTACGTTTACCATACGATATCCTTTAGATTTCATATCGTATACTGTTATTAGTCCTTTAGACTCAGCATCGTATGCTAATTTACCTCCTTTTAAATATACTTCAACACCTAAACGAGCATTCATTACTCTTTCAGTTCCATCTTTTTTAATAAAAGTAACAGTAAAAAACTTACCGTTAGTTGCTTTAATTAACCTTTTAGCTTCTTCTTGAGTGATAGCACCCGAAGGGGTTGAGGGGGTTTCTGCTGGTATTACAGGTATGTCTTCTCCTTCGTTTTCGTTCAGGAAAAGTGATTTAAGGGAGTAATTCGCTTTCATTTTCTTCTTTAATTTGTAAATATTGTTGGTAGATTCTTTCAGATACGGTATGATATTTACCGCAATCTTGACATTGCATTTGAATTCGAGATGTTCCTAAAGCAGATAAACGCTTTTTGGAATAAGCCATATTCATAGAACCACATTCAGGGCATGAGCATTTTTCTTCACCCATAGCAACACCATGATGTGTTTTGCTTGGGATGTAATTTGCAAGTTCGTTATATACTTTTTCAAGTATAACAACATCATTCTTGCAATACTCAGACATTTCTTTTAATGCCACTGCATCTTTATTTAAAACTATACTTTTCCACAAGTCGTAACCTGTGTGAATTTTTTCTCCTACTCCTAAAAATTTAGCTATATAATCTAATTTATTACTATTAAAATAAAATTTAGATCTAGCATTTTTAAGTGTATCTAATGTTGTGTAATTCGGGAATACGGGAATTCGGTGGTATAGACAACGTGTTCTGATCCAAGCTAGGTCAAATCTATCGCCATTGTGTCCTATCAATTCATCTGCTTCGTTAGCAATTGTGATAAATTTTTCTAGGAGTGATTTGTCGTTTTGATCTTTATCCCATGTTAAAACATAGGTTTTATCATCATCTGCCCATTTATATGCTATACAAATAATAGCCCTTTCTTTAATAATGTTATCAGGGCTAATATTCTTTTTATAACCTGCCGCCCAAAACAATCCAATGTTTGGACTTGTCTCGATGTCAAAGAATAATCTTTTTATTTTACTCATAAAACTAGAGTTGTTTTTTTATTAAACGTATAACACATATGGTGTGAAGCCTACCTACTTTACACAGTTTTCTTTTCTACCGATTTGCTTAACTTAAAGTTTCTAACACCTTCAATAGCTCTAATTTCATCAAATAGGTCTTGTAAATCTTCATCTTTAAATCCTGTTGGGTAAGGATGTGGGTCGATTTTAATACGAAGGATTGTATAATAGTTTGGGTTTTTAAATGCTAGTACTTCTGATCCTTGCATCTCGTAGTCTTTTGTAGACACAATTGTTATACCAGGTAATGATCTAACATCAGATAGTATATCTTTTTGGGGGCGGGATGTAGTATCTGTTTGAAGAAGTCCCTCAACGTTATATTGAGTAGACTCTTCATTCAGAATATTACTTAATTCTTCTTTAATAAGTTGTATTAATTCAGATTTTTTCACTTTTTATTTATTTTCAAAGTCAACGTACCGTTACCTTTAATAACACGATGCCATTGTCCTTTTGGTATAAATATTGATTCATTTATAGAAGTTGGTAGTTGATCTTCTAATTGTATTTTCCAATCAGTATTACCTACAATTTCTACAATGCGATCTTCTCTATCACGATGCCATTTTAATTCAATTGGATCAATATTCGCATTAAACTCGCGTATAATGTATTCTTTTGTAACCTCAATATCAGTATATGGTCTTGCGTTTTCATCTAAACCTTCTAATCCAGTATCATCTTTTTTAAGATCTTTTTCAATATCTCTCATCTCATTAGTTGCCCATTGTTTTTGAGCTGAGGTAAGTGATTTGTTAATTAGGTTTTCAATAAATTCTACAAATTCTTCTTCTTCAAGTTTATATACTTCAGAAAAAAATAATTCTCTTACACGTAAATCTTCAATATTACTTTCAACAAATAAATTATTTAATTCGTCATATATAAATTTACCATATTGTAAATCACGTGGTTCGTTTGATAATTTATCTACTTTACCAATAATAGCTTTATTTTGTTCTTGGTCTTGTCCAAATCCTTGTGTACCAACAATTTCATAAAGGCCTTTTACAATTTCGTGTACTAACATTGGGAAACAAATTGCTTTAGCTTTAATAACAAACTGTTGTTCTTCTTCATCATAAACCATCTCACTTTCACCACCCTGCATATTATTATTTTGAGCCATCATTGCTAATAACATAGCAATAGCATTCTCATCATCATATATACCAAATGATAGCTTTAATATCTCAGCATATTTATCTACTAAATTTTCGTCTAATACATCTAGGTATTCTCTGAATATGTAGAATGCGAATGCTCCTCTAATAGAAGCACCTTGTGTGATACCATTTATAATGCGGCGTTTTGCTAGTACTGCTTCAGGTGTATTTGCTTCTTCAGCTGGGACTTCGTCTGAGTCATTGCTGATATTCATGTCTCCCATTGTAACGATTTGGGCGTCAATGCGGATATTAGCATACTCAATGATTGGGTATGCTTGGGTTACCATGTCAACAGCTATACCTTCTAATGCATCACGATATCCATCTTCAGCAGATATAATATCATTTAACAATTGTTGTGAGCGCATCATTGTTTGCATCAATGTTTTGTTACCTAACATTTGGCGCAATGATTCACCTGACTTACCTTTTAAGGCAGCCATTGTTTCTGGTTTGAATATTTTTTCGTATTCTACTTCTAATAGTTTAGCCATGGTGTAAATTTATGTTAAAATTGTGATAAATCCACTCCTAATTTAGCAGCCATTGCCTCTAGAGCAGCCTTAAATCCCTCTTCATATCCTTTTTCATATTCTGAGGTTGGTTTAGCATATGGCTCAGGTTTACCCTTATAGTCAAATCCTAATTCATCTAGACTTTTCTTAGATGATTTGAAACGAGTAACAATTTTGTCAATCATTTCTTCTTCTTTTAAACCAGCTTTTGGCTTTGGGTTAACACCGGGAGCAGGTTGATCAAATCCTCTACGTTTTGGGGTAGTGCTAGGAGTTGTTTTAGGCGGAGCAGTAGTTGTTTCCTTTTCTTTAGCAGGGGCATTTTCAGCTAAAATAGCTACTAATTCTTCTTTAATTATACGTTTTAAGTCTTTAGAGTTCATTTTATTTTTGTTTTAATTTTT